GAGGTCAGCGCGGCCCGCCTGCGTTGCTCTCGGATCAATTCAATTACCGCCATGGATAGCGCGGCGGGCGCCTCATCCGGCAGGGCATAGCCGCCGGTATACGTTACCGCCGCCTTCTGAGGAAAACAGCGCGCATTAAATGGCCCAAGAAATCGGGTGAACCATAGGAGCCCGCGCTCGGAGTCCAGCGTATAATCGACGGTCGGCGCGTCCCCTATTGTAACCAAATCAATCTGAGTCACGGGATAGCGCTTTAGCGGCAGCGGCAACACTAACGGCGTCTCATCGGTCCAAAATGTCTCAAGCACATCCTGGCTTCCGAACACGCGCCCAGTAAGGGAGGCAACGACCCTAGACTGGAATGTTATCTGCGTTTGGATTTCGTCAAGCTCGCCAGAATCCAGATCGTCAAGAGACAAAACAGAAATGACATCTTCCACCGTTGTTAAATCATAGACCGGCGTATCCGATCCCGTGATAACATTTAAAATTGAGTGCATGTCACCACTTCGTCAGGTCGCGGCCGTCTTTGCCGGCCGGGCCGGCGGGGCCAGTGGCGCCCGGCGATCCATCCTTGCCGTCACGACCTTTACGCACAGCCATTTGCCAATCACTATTGTTGTCGCCGGGCTTAGTGGTCGTGTCGCATTTGGCAATCCATAGATTGCCCTGTGATGTCACCGAATCGTGGATGCGGTATTGTCCTTCTTTCCAGACGCCGCAATAGGACACCGTGCGAAGGGCAATCGGAAACTCCTTGACACTGTCGCCGCGCACAAAACGCAGCGTCATTGTCCGCATATCTTCGGACTGCACAACCTCGAGGTCATCGAAGCCGAGTCCGTCAACGCCATCCTTACCAGGTGCGCCGTCTTTACCATTGACGCCGGGTGCGCCGTCTTTCCCGTCGCGGCCAGGCAGCCCGGGCAAGCCATCTCGACCGGCGGGACCATCTTTGCCATCTGCGCCGGGGTCACCGGGGGCTCCATCTTTCCCGTCAACGCCGTCATGGCCGTCTCTTCCGTCTATGCCATCGCGACACATCGGCCCAGGCTCGCCCTGCGGGCCCATGGGGCCAATCTCGCCCTGCGGGCCCCGTTCGCCCGGCGCGCCGTCGAGACCATGCAAGCCGGGCTCGCCCCTTCCACCCTGCGGACCATCCGGCCCGGGCGGCCCGGCAGGGCCAAGCTCGCCCTTCTCGCCGCGCTCGCCCTTCTCGGGCCCGCGCTTGTCTAGTTCTGCGACCTTTTCCGTCAGGGCGCGCACCAATAAAGTCAATCGCTCGTTGCCATCTTTAATGGCGCCCGACTCGTGCAATACTTCTTTGCGGACAATGCGCGCGATAAGCTCAGCGAGTTTTATTTCGTCCACCTGCCGCCTGCTCCTTGAGCTTAAAATCGGCGACGAAAGCCTCTGTCATTTTCTCCAAAGCCTCAAAATCAACGCTCCTGGCCGCCGTGTCGCTTTGTGCGGGAGGGGGCGCCGTCTGTGCGGTACCAAATGGATCGGGCATCAAATTACGCCGCGCGTGGGCGGCAAGCCCAAATTCCTGCTCTTGCATGTAAACGTCGTCACCGCCGGTCAATGGCGGCATTTCAAAAGCGGCCCGGGCTTCATTCGGGGTAGCAATTCCACCCTTACGCAAGTCGCCCCAAGCCTTCGTCTTGGCTACAGTGTCCATTCGCAATAGGCCGGACTGATCAAGATCAACCCGAAGACTCTTATCGAGACCAAGGCCATCAGATAGACCTCGCTCGATACACTGCATATGATTCTGTAAACACTGATTAAAATATTCTAAATTTAAGGCCTCTATATTGTCGTATTTCGGCATCTCCCCGACGCCGATCTTATAGGCCGGCACTTGAAAGCAGGAACACACCGTCTGCGCCGACCATTGGAGCGATTCAATCAATTGCGAATCGGACGCCGACAGCGCCAGACTTTCGTATTTCAGGCCGCTACCGACAACCGCAATCCGGCCAATGTTATCGCCCGAATACTTATTTTCCCACAGCGACCGAATGCGTTCAACGTCCGCATCATTTATGACGCCCGGGGCAACCAACAACCCGCCGGGGCGCGATCCGTTCTGAAAAAACAGCGCACTATTGCGCTGCATCGCGCTACCGCCAACAATGGCAGACGCAGCAGCCATAATGGGAGAGACGCCACACAACGGATGATAAAGAGCCGATCGGTCGTGAATAATCTCGGACGCCGGGACCGTTACGCTCTCGTCCTCAATGCCCGAGAGATTGTCGCGGCGCAGCTCGTAAAAAATTTCTCCGTCCGGGGCAACCAAGACCTTCGTTCGGTTGGGGTCAAGCACGTAAAGGCCGGTGACAACACCCCGACCGTCCCGGGCCTTGAGTACATAAGTATTACCGTTGATTAGCTTGGACTGTACCCAGCACTCAAGAAACTGAATCGGGTTTTGCCATCGGTTTGGCTTGCGCAGCACCGGAGAATATGCCGGATTCTCAACCTCCTGCCAAATGCCGTCACTGTCGCGACCGAGCAGCCGAAGATCAAGTTTGGAAATATCTGACGCAATCAATCTAACGCAAGCATACACCGCCGAAAACGACAGCGCCGTGTCTACCTTAATTTCTTGATTCTTTTGCCAGGCGCCAGTGAACGGCTCCCGCACAATCGGAAACCACCCGCCACGGGCGTCTACTGGGTGCATCATGGGCGCGGCTTTATCGACGCGCCGCAGCTCCCAGCCAAAAATCTGCATTAGTGATCGCCCGCCGTCATGTCGCGGCGGCCGTAATAGGCCGGCGCATCGTCTTCGCTGTCTGCGGCAACCTTCACCCGGCGGGTATATTTGCGCTTTGGCTTCGGCACATCAACAACCGAGGGGGTGTCAGCCTCATAGTAGCCTGCCGGAACAGCCGGCTCCGCGGCAACAGCAGCAGCGGCCTTTTGTGGCGCATCTTTAACGCGGCCGATCTTTCCGAAAATATCCGCGTGCCTGCTCATCATTGAGAATTCATCGCCCTTCTTGTAGCTCTTGCTCGCGTATCGAATTGGCCTAAGGGCAACGACTGTTCTCATGATGGCTTCCGGTCTTGTTGCAGAAAAAGTTCATATTCCAGTTGCGCCCAGCCCAGGTCGGTGATCGAAAAGTCGCCGTCTTCGCCGGTCACGATAAACCCACCCTTGAGCAGTTCGTGAATGGCTAGCTTCACAATTTCCTCGTCAGTCGGTTTGTGCATTGGCCGCCCCCATAACGGGCGCGGGCGAGGTACTTCCGCCCGCCCGCGCCCAGACTGAAGGACGCTCGTTAGATCGAGCCGCCGTCGCCGTAGTTTGCCCCGGTGATGTAGTACACCGCGGCGTCACGCCGACGCCGCCAATGAATCCAACGCTCGGCGCGGATGCCGACCATGTTGGTCTGCCAAAAGCTGACCAACTGATAGTCACCAACGCTCGGATCGGACTGCATCTGCACAGACGCCTCACGCGAAGCATCGATGGTCACAACGCCATCGTCCGCAAGCCAAATCTCATTCGGCTGAAGCAGAATGATGAGGCCAGCCGGAACGCTGTTGCTGGTGATGACGGTCGAACCAAACAGGGTTCCGCCGTTCTGGTTCATCGAACCGAACTCCGGCTGACCCAGCGGGTTGCTCATCATCGACAGGCTCAGCGCAGTCGTCGGACGCATCAACAGAACCGCGCCCGCGGTGCTGATCTCGGCCGCCTGCAAGTGTGCATAAGCGACTTTGATATCCGCGCGCACATCGTCCGCGGTAGAGCCGGACGCCGCGTCATTAGCGGCCCCCTGCGTGATAGAAGCAGGAGAAACGTCCGTCACCGCAGTAATGGACGGGTCCACAAACTGCGTATCGAGGAACTGCGCCATTTGCTCGGCAAGGTCCTGCCGAACAATCGCTTCGGCGGACGGGTTGCTGAAACGCACCAGCTCATCAGTGAGCACAACGATGCCCGCGGCCTTGCTGAAACGCAGGGTCACAGTATCGAATGCGAGCGCGCTAACCGGCTTCGGATCGCCCTCGCCAACCCAGCCAGTGGCGGACCCACCAGTCTGACGCGGCAATTTAATGTTGAACGGCACGCGCCTCAAGCCAGGAATGCGGCCTAGGATTGTCATCGGACGCAGATATTCAACAAACTCCGACGCCATCCAAGTCGTCTCGGCAAGCGCGCCGGCCCACACGGGATCGGTAGTGGTGCCCGCGTTGACGGCCGCCTTAAGAACGGTCGCAACCTGCGGCGTCTCCGCCATCCATTGCGGGTTATTGAGTGCAATTGCCTCGGCCGTGAGCGTGTTTCCCTTGGCGCGAGCAAGCGCGATGACATATCGCGCAAACGCTGTGCCCTTCGGCAGCTCGGGCGACTTGACGGACACAACGCCGCCGGCACGAACCGTTGAGGCCTCTTCGGGCGTGCTCGACTCGACCGGCTTTGCTGCCGCGATGTTTGCCTTCTGAAGAACCTCGAGCCGCTTCAGGTGCTTGTCGATTTGCTCGACCTCCTGCGCCGCGGTGTCGTAGGTCTCCTGCTGCTCGGCGTCGAGGGTTTCGCCCTTCTCGGCCGACTCGTCCATAATTGCGGCCATCTTGGCGGCAGTCGCCGTGCGCGTGGCCTCGTAATCGCGGATCTGATCCGCGATGGTCTTCTTTGTCATTGTCTTGGCTTCCTTAAGTTTGACTGTTTTTGGAGCCACGACAGCGGCAGGTTTGGTTTTCTCCTCTGCTTGCAGATCGCCCGAAGGGGCACGCAATTCAGAATCGATAGACTTAATCGCAGAAATGGTCGCCTCGCTATTCGCTGGAATGGTTACCAGCGAAAGCTCGAGCCATTCCCATTCTTTAAAATGGACGCCGCCCTCTTTTAGGAACGAATGTTCAAGAGCGGAAAACCCGATTGATACGCCCCGGACAAGGCCAGCCTTAACGGCCTGCCATGCCTTATCGACGAGGTTCTTTAGTTCTCCGGGTTCATCGATCTTCGCGATACGAGCCCTAAACGGAATTCCGCCTTCATTCGGCTCAGCAAGTTCAACCTGTCCAACGGGGCTATCTGAGCGATGCTGCCAAAGTAGCGGCAACGGTAGCTTAAACTTTGCCCCCATCGGTTCAACGACATCGCCCATACGGTCGGGCGTGGGGCTACTCGCAATGCCGTTGATTATACGCTGGTCTTCGTCAATAGATTTGACTTCAATGAGCCCGTAGGCTCGTTGCATGTTCATTGAAAAATAACCCAATAAAAAAGGCGGCCACCAATGGCCGCCTAGTTGCCCGCAAGGACCAGCTTGCGAGTGGGGAGACGTCCCGAAAATTACAGAGGCTTATCAGCCGGCGTGCCGGCCTCAAGTTGCACAATGCGGGCGCCGGTGCGCTCGTCCAGCGTCACGTTAATGTCGAGAACGCCGACAACTTCCTGCACGCCCTCGCCGAGGTCCGCGTCACCCGTGACGCTGACGCGCCCCGAACCGGGCGCGACAGAGCTAACCTCGCCGGCCCACACCTTACCGTCGTCGCTAGTGAGCGGGCCGACAGTCGCAACCGTCTCATCACTCGACACCGCGATGGGCGTTCCATCGGTCGCAACAACGCGACCGCGGCCGTCCATCACTTTGAACGTGAACGGGAGCACTTGTTCGGTAGTAAAATCTGCCATTACTCAAATCTCCTTATCTCTTGGTCGCCCGGCAGTAATGACTGCGGTCGGCTGATTTATAATCTCGCGCACCAGCGCTAAATATTCAGCCAACTCAGCCCAACGGCCCGACCGGACTAGAATCCAGACCGTTTGGATAAATTGCTGAAACGTGGTCATCCAATGCCTTTTTAAAAGATATGAATCTGATAGCTCGGCTGCGACTCAGCGGTCGCCGCCACCCCCATTGCCATCGCCAGCGCAATCATGCCGTCGATGCGTCCCGCGGACTTCGCCTTGGTCAGCTTGCGGTTGCCCGCGGGGTCGGTCTGCACCACAGCATTGGCCGCGCACATCGTCAGAACGGGATGCCCGCCGTGAGCGATGCGGCCGTTTAACAATTCGCCCTCAAGATCGCGAAGAGCGGGGCTCATCGACTGATAACCCTGGCCAAACTCGACAAACCTGGTTTCAATCATCTGCTCGGTAAAGCCGGCCTCGAGCAACCACGGCTTGAGATGCTTAAACCCCCACCGATCGAAGGACACCGTTTTGATGTCGTATCGATCGAAAACGTCTTTCAAGTACGCCGCCACAAACGAGTAATCCACTGACCGCCCCGGGGCCGCCTCGAGGTGCCCCTGTTTTTTCCAAACGTCATAGGGCACCCGGTCACGCCGAGACTTCTCAGCCAGCCCGTCGCCGGGCAACCAGAACCGCGGGTGAACGTGCCACTTCCCGTCAACTTTGCCGACTAGAACGAGCGCCGTTAGGTCCGATACCGCCGACAGATCAAGGCCGGCATAAACGGGGACGCTATCCAGCGGCTCAACCTGGCCGCCGCAGGCATCCCATACGCTACGGGTAACAAACGGGCTGGACGCCTCGACCCGCTGATTAAGGACGAGGTTCCTATATTCGGCTTCGCTGGTCGGCATCTGCCGAGCGTCCTCGGCCATTTCCAGAACCTTTTTCCGGTTCTGGAAATCCCCGAATGCTGGGTTCGCCTGCTTAATAGTTTCTTCGGCAAACGGGTCGGCCGCCGGGTCGGCCGTATACAGCAAACAAACCACCCCGGGGTCGTATCCCGATCGAGCCTTATCGATCAGAACGGAAAGCAAATCAGCGTCGGTCGGCGCCTGGGTCGAGATAATTATCGAGAGTGTGTCCTCATGCGCCGCCGTCGCCGTTTCGAGCGCAGCGTATAATTCCGACCGCGGCCCGCGAACCTGGCCAAGCTCGTCGTGAACCACGAAGACGGGCGATAGCCCGAAAGCCGTGCTGGCCTCGGCCGATAGTGCCCGGTACAACGTCCCCAGTTCAGGGCAAAATAGTTGCTTCGCCGTGTCGCGTATCACGACGACGGCCTGCAAGGCAGGCGATAGCCGCACCATCTTCGCCGCCGCGTCAAACAAAACCGCCGCCTGCTCCCGCGACTGCGCCGTGCTGTAGAGCTGCGAGTTAACCCGCGCGGCGGGGCCGCATAGATGCAAGAGAAGCAGACACGCGCTCAGCGCCGTCTTGCCGTTCTTGCGACCGAAGCTCAGAATGGCCTGCCGGGTAGTAGCCGGATTATCGTATATTTTCCGTAGACAATCCCGCTGCCATTCCCGCAATATAAGCGGCTTACCTACGTGCGACCCCTCGGGAACCCGACAATGAGCCTCAATCCATGCTATGTACTTGTCAGAGGAATGCATGAGAGAAACGCAATCGCGCGACGCCCCCAATCAGGCGCCCTTTATCTCGCGCTCGCAGATCTCGCGTTGCTCTGTGCTTCGTTCGTCAAGAGGAACCCAAATCAAACGACCACCCTCACATTTCAGCCAGCCCCATCGCATCATTTGAGTCTGAGCGTTACGCAGCTCTTTGCCCCAATCAACCTTCATGAGTCGCGATACTCCAACCAAGCATTGCTAGAACTCCCACGGCTTGCGCGAAGCCCCAGTAACTTTATTTCCGCGATGATTCGTCGTTGATTGCTGAGTTAACCGCATCTTGGTTGCCAGCTGCACCATGGCTTGGCTTTCGCCCCTCTGCATTTTTAAGAGCCGATCGTAATCGTTTGGATCTAACGATTTTTCGCTGGTAGCTCTCTCCAATAATTCCGCGATACGCCGGGCGTGGACGCAATGCCGGCAATACTGTGTCAATAGCGGCGCGGTAGAAGCGTCGAACCAATCTGCGGGTTTGCTCGCAACGACGGCAGCCCAAATTTCACACTCCTCATCGTTCAGGTCGTGCGGCGCCTTCAGCCGCTCGACAATCTCGAGCGGGCGGGGGCCGGCGAGCTCTAGTTCTTTTGCGCTAGTGCGGCCGCGGGTGCCCATCGTAGAATAATTTTCCCCTACCGCCCCTGCCCGCGATATTTTTTAAAATTCTTACGCTTGTGTTTGTTCTTTGGCCGGTGTTTGCCGCCGATCGAGGTCCGCTTAACTACGCCAGCGTCGTGAAATAATATTTTCGATTTGGCCGATTTAGGAGCCATTTATTCTCGGAAATTACGATTTATGGAAAGAAACC